CAATGGGATAAGACTAAGCATTGGGAAATGCTAGGCCCAGAAGATGCTCAACAATGGCAATGGCTAAAGTCTGGTTATATCTCTACTGGCCCTAGAGTACGCTGGCGTATCCTTGACAATCAATTCCAAATATGGCCCGTAATGAATACCAATGAGTATTTGGGTTGGGAATATCGGTCAAAAGGTTGGGCTAGAAGCGCTACTGGAGTAGTCCAAAATAGCTTTACTGCGGATTCAGATACAACAGTATTTGATGACAGAATCATGGTTTTGGCTACTAAACTTAAATACTTTCAAGTAAAGTCTTTTGACACTACCGCATTGCAACAAGATTATCAACGCTATTTATCTATTGCCAAAGCTAATGACAAGGGCGCTGCAAATCTATCGTTTGCACCTTATCCAAGCAAAGTCTTGATTGGCTACGCTAATATTCCGGATACCAACTATGGCAGTTAAATATCATGTTGCCATCTAACACCATTTTTAATACGACTAATCATGCTATTAAGCCAAGCTAAAACTTTTACAGCAAAAACTGCTTCTGTACCTGCTCCTGTAGGGGGTTGGAATGGTAGAGATTCGCTTGCAAATATGGCGGCTACAGATGCCGTACAAATGGTCAATTGGTATCCCACCCCTACTGATGTAACCTTAAGAAAAGGTTATACACAAGTATCATTGCTAACTACAACTACTGGCGTTAAGACTATATCTAGTATTACTTATAGTGCTATTACGTTATTAGCAACTGTAACAACTTCTTCTGCACATGGATTAACTGGCGGTCAAGTTTCTATTACAGGTTGCACTCCTACTACTTATAATGGTGTTTATAAGATTACCGTTACAGGCACTACAACCTTTACTTATCAACTTGTTTCTAATCCAACTACTAATGCTACAGTTATCGGTGTATATGCAATAGGGCTTACTTCCCCTATTAATACATTGATGAATTATGATAAAAATATAGGTTATAACTTGTTTGCCGCTTGTGGCACAAAGATTTATGATGCAAAACCTAATCCTGCTACTGTTGCTTTTACTGGAATAACTAGCGATAAACTACAAAGTGTTAATTTAACTAATACCGCAGGACACTTTTTAGTAGCTTGTAATGGCGTTGACCCTGTTGTGATATATGACGGTACGCAATGGTTTACAGTTGCCACAACGACTACAGCACAGACTATTTCAAGCATTACCCATGTAGGCTCTGTAGCTACTTTAACGACTTCTGCACCTCATGGATTAATTACAAACAATAGAGTAACCATTTCTGGCGCTACTTCTAGTGACTATAACGGCACTTTTGTTATTACCAAAACAGGTGCAAATACATTTACTTATCAAATGCTTACTACTCCTGCTGCTAATGCAACAGTTGTAGGGGTTTATACTACTATTGGTATAACTGGTGTAGATTCAAGCACTTTTATTAATGTAAACTTATTTAAAAATCGCCTATATTTTACGCAAAAAGACACGCTTACTTGCTGGTATTTAGATGTTAATTCTATTGGTGGGGTAGCTAATCCTCTTTATTTTGGTGGAATTGCCCGAAATGCTGGTTATTTGCAAGCTATGGGTACATGGACATTAGACGCTGGACAAGGCGCTGATGACTACGCAGTCTTTGTAACCAGTATGGGTGAAGTGATTGTTTATAACGGCACAGACCCTACTTCTGCGACTACATGGGCTTTAAAAGGCGTATGGCAATTAGGTCAAACCTTTGCAAGACGCTGTTTCTTTAAATGGGCTGGTGATTTACTTTTGTTGACTCAAGATGGTTTAGTACCGCTTGCTTCTGCTTTGCAATCTAGCCGTTTAGACCCTCGTGTCAACTTAACAGATAAGATTTATTTCCCTATTAGCGTGGCTTGCACTAATTTTTATGCAAATTTTGGATGGCAAATTAACTACTTTGCTTCTGAAAATATGCTTATATTGTCTATTCCTACAGACAATGGTATGGAGCAGTATGTCATGCACACCATCACTAAGGCATGGGCTAGGTTTACAGGTATTCAAGGTTATTGTTGGGAAGTATCAGGCGATAACGATATGCACTTTGGAAGCGATGGTATTGTTGGCACTTTGTTTAGTGATTTAAGCGATAACGGCAATAACATTACTGGAACAGTACAACAAGCCTATAGCTATTTTGATTCACCAGGGCAAAATAAACGCTTTACTATGGTAAGACCTATTCTGCAATCTACAGGTGGCGTACCAGCCGTTTTATGTGGTTTAAGCGTAGATTTTGATACTCAAAGTGAATTAGGTGCTGTTTCATTTAATCCTAGTATTTTAACAGGCGCTATTTGGGATAAAGGTACTTGGGATAATGTTTCATGGGGTGGTGGATTAATTACTACTAAAACTTGGCAAGGTGTTACAGGGTTAGGTTTTAGTGGCTCTATTAATATGAATGTAGTTTCTAGAAATATTGATTTACATTGGGCTAGTACGGATTATGTTTTTGAAGGCGGTGGAGTGCTTTGATACTATTTAATGAGCAGTCTTTGCGGGATTGGGCAATAAAGCATCAAATGCCTACTCCGCAAGATGCACATTATCTAGGTCAAGTATTAAATAATGAAGTTCGTGCAGTAGTTGTATATTGCGGTTTTTATGGTAAATCTTGCATGATTCATGTAGGGTCAGAAGGTAAACATTGGGCAACTAAAGACTTTCTTAAAAAGGTCTTTGATTATCCATTTAACACCTTGAAATTAAAGGTTATAATTGGCACAGTTGCAGGGAATAATGAAAAAGCCCTAAAACTAGACCGACACCTTGGTTTCAAAGATGTTGCTACTATCCCTGACGCACATGAAGATGGGGATTTGGTAATTCTAGAAATGCGCCCAGAATATTGTAAATGGGCATAAGGAGATAGTAATGGGTGCAGGTTCAACATTTTCGCAAGGTGCTAACGCTAATACGGCTAATCCGTATGCTGGCACTACAAGCCCTTATTTTGGTGCAGCACAAGCTCAAAGTCTTGGTAATCTTGCTGGCGCACAACAGGCTACTCAAGCTAACAGAGTTAATCAAAATACCCTTTATGGTGGCTTAAATTACCAACAAGGTACAGACGCCAATGGCAACCCTACTTGGACAGCCAATCAAACTGGTACAGACCAAACTCAAGGTCTTGTAAACTCGTCTTTAGCTGGATTACAAGCAAGTATTAATAATCCTGCGTATGGTATTAATCCTGGACAAACATACAGCGACGCTATTATGCAAAGACTTGCCCCACAGCAAGCGCAAGCAGCACAAATGAATACAGCACAGTTGGCTAATCAAGGTATTGTGCCTGGTACTCAAGCGTACAACGATGCTATGCGTACATTCCAACAAGGTCAAAATGACCAATTAACTAGCGCCCAAATTCAAGGTATGAATACTGGTTTGCAAGCACAACAATTACAAGGTACGCAAGCTGGTCAAATTAAATCTTTGGCTACGCCTAATCTTATTAATGCACCGCAACAAGCGGCGGTTTCTGGCCCTGATTACACAGGTGCTCTAGCTACTCAAACTAACGCTAATATTGCAGCGCAAAATGCACAATTAGGTCAACAAACCAATCAAACTGCTGGACTATATGGTTTAGGCTCTGCTGGTATTTTAGGTTTAGCGGCTAATCCTGGGCTTGTTTCTAGCGCAGTAAATGGAATTAGTAGTTTATTTAATACTCCAAGCTATTCAAGCCCTACTGACTATATGAGTCAAGCAGGACTAAATGCAGGGTCATTCACCTTCTAATATGTTTAAAAGTAAACATTCTGGTTGGACTTGGGAATTAAAGCGTACCCCTTTTGGTGGTGGCGGTGGCGGCTTTATTTCAGCTATTACTGACCCTATTTCTAGCGCTCTTGGTACTGATGGCGGTAACGGTGGCTTACTTGGCGGTCTTGCACAAGTAGATAAAGCAGTCAATCAAATACCTGGCGGTTGGATAACTGTAGGTGGTTTAGCTGCTGGTGGTGCTGCACTTGCTTATGCACCTGAAGTTATGGCTTTAGCTGAATCTACTGGAATGACCCCTGCTGCTGCTGCATTAGCTACTGGAACAGCACCTATTGATGTTGCTACAGGTGCTACAGTACCTCTTTCTGAATTAGGCGCATCTACTGGCACAGGATTAGACGCTGCATCTACATTAGGTATGGGTGGTACTGGAGGCGCTGGTAGTGCTTCTGGAATAGCTGCAACACAAAGTGCTGCTGGTTTAGGTGGTGCTGGTACTGGAATTATTGAAGGTTTAGCACCAACTTCTGTAGGTATGGGCGGTACTACTGGTGCAGGCTCTTTAGCTGGAATTGCTGGTAGTGAAGCTGCTGCTGGACTTGGTGGCGCAAATCTTGGAATGGGATTAACTGCTGACCAATTAGCTTCTTATGAAGCTGCAAACCCTTCTGCAAATCCTGCAAATTTATCTAAATTAACAAATTTATTAAAATCGGGCGCTGGCTCTGGATTAGCAAATTCATTAGGACAATTAGCCCAAGGCGCAAATCCGCAAGGAATGGCATTACCAAACTTAGTGCGTGGCAATCAAAATCCATTTACCTATACAGCACAGCAACCCATTCAAAACGCACAGCCAATGGATTTAAGTGCGCTGTCTAAATTACTAAAGCAGGGATAATCATGGCAGACTTAACTGATACTCA